AGATTTTGCCAGCTCTGGCTCTTCAATCTCTTTAGTTCCAAAACGTGGTATTGATATTCGTGCTGACTTCCAATACTACTTGGCACGTAAGACTAAGATTGCTATCGACTTTAATGGTCAATTTTTTGCGATTGATGGTGTTCCTTCTCTAATTCCTGGAGAGCCATTAGATCCATCTCTTGGTATGATTCTTTATGATCTATCGTTAGAACCATACACATTCGGTACTGCAAGTAATAATGTTGTTATTAACTCTCATGACAATAAGCGTTACACGATGCGTGATATTGGTAAACTTGAAAAACGAATCGATAACCTAGAGTACTATACTTCTCTTTCTTTACTGGAACAACAAACAGAATCATTAGACATTGTTGACTCTACAGGTGAGTCAAGATTTAAGAATGGTTTTATTGTAGATGGTTTTACAGGACATAATACTGGTGATGTTACATCTGCAGATTATCTCTGTTCTATTGATATGGAAAAGGCAGAACTTCGTCCATTCTATTCGATGCAGAACGTAAATCTTATTGAGAAAAATTCTAATAATACTCAACGCACTGCAAGTAACTATCAATTATATGGTGATGTCATCACACTTCCAGTGATTGAACATGTTCCATTAGTTAAACAAGATTATGCATCTCGTTTAGAAAACATCAATCCGTTTGCTATTTTTACATTCTTAGGTAACGTAACTCTGACTCCAGCAACAGATGATTGGTTTGAAGTTGATCGTCGTCCAGATATCGTAAACGAAGTTGAAGGTAACTTCAATGTGATGAAGAATATTGCTGAAAGATCTGGAGTTCTTGGAACAGTGTGGAACGCATGGCAGACTCAGTGGTCTGGTGCTTCTACTACAACTAGAACAGTATTTACTGCTGGTGATAACTGGGCATCTGGTCAAGGAAATGTTCGCATTGGCATCGGTGAAATGCAAGCACGATTTGGCGGTCCAGGATCTAATCACTGGAATGCTCGACAGGTAACAGTTGATATGACTGCAACTCAAGTTGGTCAAACTCGTACTGGTACTAGAACATCTATAGTTCAGAAAATTGATCGTCAAGTTGTAGCAGATCGTGTTCTTTCTACCGCAGCTATCCCATACATTCGATCAAGAAATATTCTAGTACAAGTTAAAGGATTAAAACCAAACACACGTTTCTATCCATTTTTTGACGATATCGATGTTACTGCACAGTCAACTCCAGCTTCAAAGATTGTTTACAATCCGACTGGTGCGACCGCAGCTGCTAAACTTACTACTCACAACTCTTTTGATGACTCTACAAATGTCGGTGGTCTATCAACTGATGTAGCACGTCGTATTGCTGGTGATACACAGGTATGTTTAAATCGTGGTGACGTAGTCACTGGACAAACTTCTGGTGCAACTGCTGTTATTGTTGGTAAAGAATATAACCCAGATACTGATGTATATTCACTATTTGTTTCAAATATTAGAGGAACATTTACTGCGGGTGAAACTTTTGTTGGTTCGATATCTGGAGCGACAGGTGCATATACTTCTATCACCACAAACACTGTAGGTGGTAATCTAGTTACAAACTTCAGCGGTGATTTAAATCTATTGTTTAATATTCCAAACACTGAGGCATTACGTTTCCGTACTGGTGCACGTGAGTTTAAACTTGTAGATACAGACCAAGCCCTTGGAGCGTTTACTTCTCGTGGTCGTGGTATCTATCGTGCGCAGGGTATCCTTGAAACTCGTCAGCAAACTGTTAATGCAGTTCGTAATGCCGAACTTGTTGAAGAACAGATTCGTGACAATCGAGTTATTGTTCAGACTTCTGATCGTATTGTTGCAGATACTGGTTGGTGGGATCCACTTGCACAGACATTCCTTGTTGAGCAAAAGGGTGGTGCATTCTTAACTAAAGTTGATATCTTCTTTGCATCTAAAGATCCAGCTATTCCTGTGAATCTAGAGATTCGTGAGGTTGTAAACGGATATCCAGGAAAATTAGTTTTACCATTCTCTAAAGTATCAATTAAACCAGAACAAGTAAATCTATCAGCTACTACAGTTATGGTTGATGGTGTTTCTGTACCAAAGTACGATACTCCAACTACATTTAACTTCCCAAGTCCAGTGTACGTGCAAAACAACACTGAGTATGCGATTATTCTGTCATCAGACTCAAATAACTACAAAGTTTGGATCTCTCAGATTGGAGATCAGATTCCAGGATCTTCTCGTACAATTTCTGAACAGCCATATATGGGTGTATTCTTCAAATCACAGAACGCATCTACTTGGACTGCTGATCAAACTCAAGATTTGAAGTTTACGATTTATCGTGCTAAGTTTGAAACTAATACTGTTGGTAACATCGAGTTTGTGAATGATGTTCTACCATATCAGACTTTAGACTTTGATCCAGTAGAAACTAGAACTGGTGTGAGTAAGATTCGTGTATATCAACAGAATCATGGTATGCCTGCTAGTTCACGTGTTGTAATTACTGATTCGAATGCTACTCGTTTAACTGGTGTAGCTGGAACAGGAACAATTACTACTTCTACATCAAACACTACCGTAACTGGTGTAGGAACATCGTTTACTACACAACTGGTAGTTGGTTCTGCTCTATTTAATAATGCTGGAACTTATGTTGGTAAGATTGCTTCTATTTCAAGTAATACTTCTGCAACTCTTGCAGCTAACGCTATCGTTGCATTGGCAGGAACTGCGTTTAAATATACAGCACCAATCAATGGTATCCCAACTCCAGAATTCTACACCACTCATATTATCAGTGATGTAGATCTAGATTCTTACTGCATTACTGTAGCTTCAAATGCTACTGCGACTGGATATGCTGGTGGTACTACTATTCGTGCAACTCGTAATATTCAATACGATGAAGTGCAGCCACTTGTTCAAGTTCAGACATTCTCTGAAACTATGACTACATTTGGTATTAAGACTACATCTGGTAAGTCTGTAGACAGCACAACACAGACTCCTTATGCTCTTGATAGTACGTTTGCCGATATTCTTGCAAACGAAAACAATCCGTTCTTCACTCCAAGAATGGTCGCTTCTGAGGTTAACGAAACAAATAGTCTAAGTGGTAATAAGTCTGTTACATTTAACGTAACAATGGAATCTTCTAATGATTCTCTATCACCAATCCTAGACACTCAGAGAACTTCTCTGGTAGCTATCAGCAATAAGGTAACTAGCCCATCTGAGACTAATACAAACGTAGCAAATCTAGACGATAGTACTTTACTATCGAGTAATACAAATATTGCATTTAATGGTACTACAGAAGCCATCACTTCTACAAATGCCACTGCTCGTCAGATTCTACAGACTATTCCTGTGGGTAAGTATGTAACGATTTCTGGTACAGCTTCTGGAGCAAATGACGGAACATTCCTAGTGACTGGTGTTTCTGATGATGGAACTACAACTTCTGTAACTCTATCTACTAACCTAACAACACAGTCAGCTGGTGCTTCTGTAACAATCAAACTTCGTGAGATGTTTGTTGCGGAGATTGCTCCAGTTGGAAGCACGACTTACAGCAAGTATCTGACTAAGAAAGTGAACCTAGCAAATGCTTCTACTTTTGCTAGAATTCGTTTTGCTGCAAGTATTCCTGCAGACGCTGCAATTGAAGTTTACTATAAAGTAGGTGCAGTTGGTTCTAATGCTGAGTTTAGTACTCTGAACTGGACTGCATTAAGTTCTGATGCTCCAATCGTTTATGCACAGCAGGGAAGTGATAGATTTACTGATATGACTTTCTCAACTGGTAATATTACAGCGTTTGAGTCTATTCAGATTAAACTAGTGATGAAGTCTACAAATACATCGGCTGTACCAAAGATTAAAGATCTTCGTGTGATTGCGTGTGCTTAATATGGAAGGTTTTTTAAAGGTTGAGGGGAAAGATGGTCTCGTAAGAGACCTCTCTTCTGGGGCGATTATAAATACTAATGCCTCTGAGTATGAAAATTATCTCAAAAAACGTAATGCTGCAAAACAACTACGAGAAGATTTGGATAAACAGTCGAAAGAAATAAATAACATAAAGAATGAAGTCGGCGAGATTAAAGAGTTGTTAATCAGGCTTATAAATAAATCTTAGAGGAAAATAAGGAAAAACAATGGCAACACTTGTCCTAAGATCGGTTAAGGGTAGTCCACTCACTAACACTGAGGTGGATACAAACTTCACTAATCTAAATAACGATAAATTAGA